GTCTATGTTGCCACTACTGGAGCTCCGAATGTATCAGGACTTAGACTTGAACCTGGTGATATAATAATTTGTATCAAAGATGGTTCAACTGCTAATGATTCTGATTGGACAGTTGTACAGACTAATATAGATGGAGCTGTAACAGGACCAGGAAGTGCAATTTCTGGAAATCTAGTACTTTTTAATGGAACTACAGGAAAAGTTATATCAGATTCTGGTCTTTCATTAGCAGACCTAGCAAAAGTAACAACTACTATCTCTGCAGGTCCTGGTTTAACTGGAGGTGGATCTATTGGAGGAAATCAAGTAATATCACATGCTTCTCAACCAACTACAGGAACTAATGCAGGGGGTAATTCTGGAGCTTTTGTCACCAACATTAAGATCGATTCCTTTGGACATGTTGTAGAAGCCTTAAAAGGAGACTTAACTGGATCATATCTAGCACCCTCCGGAGAATATATTTCAGGAATTACACTCTCAGGGAATACACTATCAGGAAATTCTAAACCATTCCCTAATATTGAAATTGAGAATGGAGAAGTAGGTGGCTCAGAAGAATTTGTTACTGGAATTTCTGTAAATACTATCTTAAATAATCATAGAATTCAAGTTAATAAAGGAACAATCCCTGGAATAACAGTAACTGGAGATGGTGGTGAAGAAAGTCCTAGAAAGTATGTTTCAGGAATAGAATCAGATGGACATCATGGAATATCTTTTACTACTTCTGAAGAATCTGGAATGGTTAAAGTTTCAAAAGATGGTTCAGCTGATTACTTAGGAAATAAAGTTCTCTCTGGAATTAGTTCTGGAAATACTTATGCAACTACTGTAACTCAAGACACTGATGCTTTAAGATTAACTACTACAATTTCAGAGATAGATGGTGGAGATGATCAAGGAAGCCAAGGAAAACGTCAAGTAATTAGAGTAAAAAGATATACTACAGGTGGAATTCTTCCTAGTGGGTTAGCTTCAGGGGAAATAGCTATAAACTTGGTTGATAATTATCTTTATGTTGGGAATGAAGAGGGTGGAGTTCAAAGAATCTATCCAAATGCTACACCACAGAAAGATGGTCTTTTATCAGCCGAAGATAAATCACGCCTCGAAAAAGCTATATCTGATATTGCTGATCATGCTTCAAGTCTGGGAACAATAAATACCGAGCTTGATGTTCTTGAGGAGGATTTGAAAGACACGAAGGAAAAATTAACTGAAAAAATTTCTCAAGAATCCGAGGCGAGAAAAACGGCTGATCAAGAATTTAAGGAAAACTTGAATACCGAAACTCAAGAAAGAACTACCGAAGATATTGCTATAAGAGAATATATAGACTCTACAAAATCAGAGTTAAATGAAAAGATAGATAAACTTATTGGTTCGGGAGGAGAAACTGAAGGAGGATTAGCTGCAGAAGTAGAAGCTAGAATACAAGGAGATAAATATAATTTCGATCTCTTAAAGTTTGCAATTCAGAGAGTAAATTCATCTGCTGGTTTTGAAGATCCTGATCCAGATGATGATAGTATTTATAGTAATTTCCCGAGTCTTTCAGATACACATTACTTAGGTGGACAGAGCAATTTAGTAGGATGTCTTAGGATTCTTGACCAGAAGATTTATGAACTAGAACAAGCATTAACCATTAAAACACTCTAATATATGGCATTAACTAATTTTTATAAAGGACCTGAAGCTGAATATTCTAGAGAGAAACATATTAATGGTATTTATATGAGCACTGATTCTAGAAAGCTTTGGATATTCGGACAACCAACACAAGAATTATCAGATATTATAGAAAAAACTGATTATGATGCTCTTGAATCTAAAGATCCGAATTTAATATACATCGTAAAATTATCAGAAGAATGAAAAAATTAATTCTAATCCTGATCACTATTCTATTAATTATTTCTTGTGGTACTTCCCGAAAATTTAATACTACTTTTTATGAAGGCTTTTCGATAGAACCACAAAGAATAATAGATAGTATAACTACAGCAAACTTACTTCCGGCGTTTATGGAATATCGAGAATGGCCTAAGTCGATGTATTTTACTAGTGATTCAGTTATAACTACACAGTATACAACTATAACCACTAAAGAAGATACGACTTATGTATTCTCGATAACTAAATCCGCCGGAGATAGTATATACTTAATTAAATTTAGAAAGGAATAAAATTATGGATTTCGTATCAGTATTTTCAACATTAGCTGCTTTAGTGGCTGGTGTTCCTGTTGTTACGCAGGCAATCAAAAGAATTATAGGTAAAGAACTTCCAGGGTGGGCTAATCAATTAATTTCTTGGATAGTCGCTATTGGATTATGTATGTTTGGTTGGTTTTTCGATCTTGGATGTCTTGCTGAAGCTTCTTGGTGGCAATCTCTCATAGTAGGTGCTGGTGTTGGATTAGCTAGTAACGGGGTATTTGATATCGCTCTAGTTCAGGGAATGCTTGAACTTATATTCGGAAAAATAAAAAAGTAATTATGAGATCTTACGGTTATATTAAAACAGAAAACCTAGAAAGTTACTCAGAATATAAACCACAACCTATCACACTTCCGGCCGAATATAAACTTAAAGATATCGGCAAAGTGTGGGATCAAGGTAGTGTCGGAAGCTGTGTTAGTCATTCAATAGCAGAAATGTATAACTTTTATCAGCTAAGCCATGGAAAAACTCTGGAGAAAAAGCCTGATTGGTTATACTATCTTAGAGCTAATAAAACAATAGATGGAATGATGCCTGCCGAAGGTTTTGAGTTAATGAAAGCGGCCGGAGAAATAAAAATCTTCTCAAGAATATCAACTATTGAAGGAATTAAACATGCAGTGATAACAAATGGACCTGCACTTATAGCTGTTATTGTAAGAAACGGAGAACGTGATGATTTCTGGAATGGTTCTGAAAACTTAGGAGGACATGCGATAAGTATTGTTGGTTTCTCTAGAGATGGATTTATGATAAAAAATTCTTGGGGTTATGGATATGCAGAGTCCGGTTTTTCTGAGATGAGCTATGAAGATGCTGGAAAAGTAATTCGAGAAGCTTGGACTATAATAGAATAAAAAAAAGAGACTAGTAAAGGGTTTAATTTTCCCAATACTAGTCTTTTATTTTCTTTATATTCTCTCTATAAATACTTCATAATCATCCTTACAATACCAACTTGGACATGTATGAGGATTTCCATGTCTATTTCCTTTTCCTCGGTCTATATAACTTTTCCATCTATATATTGTATCAGATTTCTTAAGAGCTTTCCACCAAACATCAAGTGTCGTTTTTATCCATGAACCTTTCTCGGCTATTATGTCTGATGGATTAACTAAAGGTTTATTATTATCATAGTCTCTCAAGTGATGCCAAATATAAGGTCCAGTATATACAAATTTCTTCGGCCTTGGAGAATATACGGCGATAAATTTTTGGTCGTCAGAATAATCATCATCTCCTGTGTAACAAAAATCTACTTGAATCTCTTTTATCCCGACCCTCCTTAGTATCGCCGTTTTTTCATCAGGCCGTAAATTATAATACTCATCTCTTATTATCTTTTTCCCAGTCAAATCTCTAAGATAAAAGAATCTACCATTACCTTCTTTCCCAGGGATCATATCTTTAGGAGACTTACCTAATAGAAAAGTTTCAATATAACCTTTGGGAAATGCATAAAATCCCTTCCTAACTGGAGCTGTATGAAATCCTCGAGAAGGTGAATCCCCAGGAAGTGATCCTTCTTTATGATCCTGTGGAGATAAAGTACCCCATCTAAAAAATTCATAACTATTCCTCTTTTTCATAAACTCTATTTTTAAAAGTTACAGCCGAAAATCTCTTCTTTACTACTTTTAAGACTTTTTTCTCCAAAGATCGATACTCATTAGAAGAATAATTACGCCCTAGTTCAATATATTCCCAAGGCTCGTCGTAAATAAATTCCCAATCAGATGTGCACTTAATTAATTCAGCTGTCCATGGATCTGAATGTCTCCACCTAAGATAAATACAATAACCTTGAGATGAAATCGGATCAAGAAAATAATAATAACATTGACTTGGACACCATATTAAATCCTCTATCCAATAACCTAATAATTGTTCGTTCATATATAATATACTGTTTTTCATTAACATATATAAGGAAATAAACGTTCTTTTAAAACAAGAGGGTGAAAGAATTAAATACTGGACATTTAAAATAAATATACCTTCTTCTAGTAATGGAAGACAAATTAATTGGATGTTAACTTTAAGAAAAGTTGGAATACCTTCTTTTGAATTTGAAGGATCTGGAATGGGAAGTGCATATACGGATACTAAAATTCAAAAAATAGATTCAGAATTTTTTGGATCAAATTATCTTAAATTTTTATACTCGGCTGGAAGTCTATATAGTCAATTGGGAGTATGTACTCCTAGTAATATAACTCTTTCAGAGTCTGAACAAGTTTTTTATATAGATATTCGTCTTCCAACACCTCCAGAGAACAATTAAAAATTATTTTTATCTTTAATTTTATGTATTAAAAGTTATGTATATGTCATTATTAGCGCTAAAATTTCCAGAACTAGGACTAATTGTAGATTGTATTTGTTTTAGATCATCGTGATATGCATACCAAACACCAGAAGAACTCCACGAAAAAACATTATAATCATTTATTATTTGTATTGGGAAAATTTCTGTATCTCCTGGAAGAACATCGGAACTAGATATTTCTTGAAAACCGTGTACAAATCCATTACTAGTTAAAGTAAAGTGTGCTCCATAAGGTCTACTTGGATCTCCACTCCAAGTAACAATGAGATTAACATAAACAGCTTTTGCATATTGACTTAAAGGAACGTTTATTTTCATATCCTTTGAAAATCTTATTAATGTAATATATTAATAAAAAGATATGGAAGAAGTATTTAGAACAAGAAGAATAAAAATTAAATTAATATCTTTTGATGTCGGAAATGTAGATATTATTGTAGAAAATAAAAGAAGATTATTATATTATTCAAATAATAAAACTTCCGATGAACTTTGGGAATCATTTAACGACGTATTAAGAATATTATCAACAAGTAAGAAATATAAAATAGCTAAGCGATGGTGGATATATCAATTTACTAAAGCTCAGTTATAATAATTAATAATTAAATTTTTTAAAATTATGAAAAATTATCAAGGATTATCTCAAGAAGAAGTAATCAAAAGTAGAGAACAGCATGGAAAAAATTTACTCACGCCACCTAAACAAAAAAAATGGTGGCAACTCTACTTAGAAAAATTTAAAGATCCAATTATTATCATTTTGCTTGTTGCCCTCGGAGTATCTTTTGTTGTTGGATTTATTGAATGTTCCTTAATAGAATCAATTGGTATATTAGTTGCTATAATTCTTGCTACAGGAGTGGGATTTTGGATGGAATATAGTGCTAAGAAAAAATTTGATATCTTAAATCAAATATCTGATACTGAAAATGTAAAAGTTATTAGAAATAATGGAACCACAATGGAGATTCCTAAGGATGAATTAGTGGTAGGAGATATAGTTATTCTTAGTGCAGGAGATGAAATCCCGGCTGATATAGAACTTCTTGAAGCAATTGAGTTTAAAGTAGATGAAAGTACTATGACTGGTGAATCAGTTGCTGTTGGAAAAAGAGCAAAATTGAATGAGGAAACATGGAATGATTCTGGTTTTGCCCCATTCTTAGTCCTCAGATCGACAAAAATAACGGAGGGTTCTGGAGTAGGGGTAGTTGTAAAAGTAGGTGATGAAACTGAAATTGGAAAAACAACTCGTCAAGCTATGGAAGAAACTGGGGGAGAAACACCCCTTAATAAACAATTAGATGGTCTCGCTGGATTAATATCTAAAGCAGCTTTTACTATGGCTGGTTTATTACTATTATTCCTTAATATTCATCACTTCGGATTCACTGATTTTGATTCTGGGTTGTTAAATATTCTAGGAACAGAGGTTAAATTCTTTATGATGGCAGTTACTTTAATCGTAGTAGCTGTTCCTGAAGGTCTTCCATTAGCTAGTACTTTAAGTTTAGCATTTTCTATGAAGACTATGGCTCGTGAAAATAATCTAGTAAAGAAGATGCACGCTTGTGAAACTATTGGAGCTGTTAACATAATCTTTTCCGATAAAACAGGAACTCTTACCCAAAATAAGATGACTGTAGTAGCTGAACATGTTAATATTTCTGGAGTATCTGGAAATTTAGTACTTAATGCCTGTGTTAATTCAACAGCTAATATTTCTGGAGAAGGTGAGGTTATCGGGAATCCTAGTGAAGGTGCTATATTGAAGTTTTTTAGTAGACCTGATCGTGGAGGATATGATTATAAAAAGCTTAGAGAACTAACTGAGATAATCGAAGTTAAACCTTTCAATTCAACAGATAAGTATATGATGACGAAGGTTAACGATGCTGGAAAAGAAGTAATACTAGTAAAAGGAGCTCCAGAAGTAGTTGCAAAGATGTGTGGCGATAATTCTTTCTTAGAAGAAGTAGAGAAACAACAATCACGAGGAAGAAGAGCCTTAAGTTTTGCTTCTGGAAGTAATATAGATTCTCTGACATATGATGGGACATTCTTTATTGAAGATCCTATTCGGCCTGATGTTCCTGCGGCAATAAAAAAATGTTATGAAGCTGGAGTGGATGTAGTAATGATGACAGGTGATAATATAAAAACTGCCGCAGAAATTGCACGTCAGGCAGGATTTTCTAGAGAATTACAAGGACAGCCTGAAAAAGATGTTTGGGCAATAGAAGCTAAGGATTTTGATAAAGTAGCATGGGGAGATCCGATGTGTGGTTATCCTAATGTCATAGCTAGATGTAAACCAGAAGATAAGTTGAATATTTTAAAGAAATTTAAAGAACTTGGAAAGGGTACTGCAACTGAACATGTATGTGCTATGACGGGTGATGGAGTTAATGACTCTCCATCTCTTAATCATGCAGATGTAGGTATAGCAATGGGTTCTGGAACTAGTGTTGCAAAAGAAGCTTCGGATATAGTCCTTTTAGATGACGCATTTCCTAGTATAGTAACAGGAATTAAGTGGGGAAGATCTTTATATAAAAATATTCAGAGTTTTTTAGTATTCCAGTTAATTATAAATGTTGCTACTTGTTTAGTTGTGGTTTTAAGTCCTATTCTTGGAGTAGATATGCCATTTACAGTTACTCAAATGTTATGGGTTAATATTGTAATGGATACCTTAGCTGCACTATGTTTAGCATCTGAACCTGCTGATGAAAATGTACTTACTGAAAAACCAAGAAAACAAAATGCATTTATTTTGACCAAACCTATGTATAAAACAATCATAGGTATGGGTATTTTTGTATTTGGAGTGCTATCTTTAATTGTTCATGATATAGCACAAGGTTCTATAAAATTTGGATTAGATCTTACAGAATTATTTGCTATCTTTATGATGATAAATTGGTGGAATCTATTTAATATTAGAGTATTTGGAAAGAATAGATCTATATTCTATAATTTAAAAGGAAGTAGTAAATTTTTATTAGGATCATTGATTATATTTATTGGAACTATTTTGATTGTACAATTCGGAGGAGAAGTATTTAATACGAGACCCCTTGATTTTAAAGAATGGTGTATTATAGTAGCTAGTACATCTCCAATAGTTATTATTAGAGAAATCTGGCATAGAATATTCCCAAAAAAAATAAAATAATAAAAAGAGAAGGAAAATAAAATCCTTCTCTTTATTTTTCTCTTACTTTAAACGTTCCTTTAAATCAAGATGGTAAGAAAGAATTATCCTTTAAATATAAAGCATCTTGTGATACAACATTCTCTAAATCGATACAATCATTAAATGTAACTCTTACACTTAATATTGATACTTCTAAAAGTTTTGTATTTACTTTGGGTGGATTAAATTTCGGATCAACTAGAGAAGGGACATTTTATTATCCACAAGCAGGAGACTATAGTATTAGTAATTTAGTATGTCTTCCAGAAGGTATATCTCCTACCCCTAACATATCATTTAATGGATCTACAACTTCAGTAACAATAATACCTACTAATATAGTAAATATAAAAATTTATTAAAATAATTCATTTCGTTTTTAAGCTGGACCTATTGTGGCAGATATATCAGTTGTATATCCTTTTCTTACTGTAAATGATTTTGTAACACTTTTAATAGATGATGGTCCTCCACTATATGTATAATCTCCCACTCGAACACCACTTCTGATATCTATTTTCTCTCCTGGAATAGCTCCTGTAGCAATATAAAAGCTAATAAAGTTCCCAATTCCTTCACCAGAAGTGCATTCATATTGAATAGAGCCTGAAGAATTATTAGGTAAAATAGTCCAAGTACATTTTACAATACCTGTAGGAATTACATAACCATCCTGATTTAAAGGAACGTTTAAAAAGACTAGTAGAAACTAAATCTACTAGTCTTTAATATTTTTTTTATAAATTTTCAGTTATAAATTCATGTAATTTTAGATTAAACTTCTTTATGTAACCTCTTCGATAATACTTATAAAATCCATTTAAAATAATATCAGTACATAAGCTATACATATCAGGTGTAATTTTGGAAAAATCTATAGATTTTTCTCTCAAAAAGTTATCTGGGTATTTAGGAGAAAATTTTAATCTCATATGATTCTTACTTACTTCAACAGTAAAGTAATTTGTAACAGTATCTGAATACTTAAATAATTCGTGGTAATGTAATTTTTTAATTATTTCTTTATCTTTGTAAGAAAGTTCATAAAATCTATTAACCCAATTTGTATTTTTGAAAAATTTATTGAAATAATCTTCAAATACTATAACAAACTCTATTAATATAAAATAATCATTGTTAATTTTTATTATTGAGTAGTAATTTTGATGTTTATCTAGAAAATTTATTAAAAAATAATTATTCCTTTCATTTTCCCTATACAATCTAATCCCAAGAACTGTTTTTATATTATTCCAATCTTTTTCCATTTCTCTAGGTTATATAATATATCTTCTTGTTGATTTCCAGTAATATATCCACGATCTTTAAGTAGTTTAAATATTAATGCTACTTCTTTTTGTAAAGAAACATCAAGTTGTTCATAATTTTTAGGAGTTATTTCTGGATATGCTAAAGTAAGGAATATTCTTGACTTACTATTTTCTAATGAGGATACATCTAACAATTGAAGAAATTTACCGGGAGAATAATTCACCCTTACTCTATCTATTCCTGAGAAGGTGATTATACTACAATTATTTCCACCAGAGTAATAATTTTCTAATGGAATTTCCCAAGTTTCTAAGTCACTTATAATTAGTTCTCCTTCTGGAAATATATTTTTTCCAACATTAGAAATATATCTTTTTGTCCAAATCCAGTATCCAAATTCATTCTTTTCTTTATCATGAAATGGAATACATCTAGAGTAATTACCATTCTGACTAGATAAATAGTTATTAAAAACACTTTCTGGATTTTCAGAAGTATATTTAACTTTTAATCTGGAAAAAAGGATTTCAATTAGCCCTTTTCTTTCTTTTATATTTCTATTTAGTATATCTTTAATTATCCTTGAATCTATCAATCCAATATCCAAGATAGTTTTTAATCCAAAAGATAAGTTAATATATTTAGATCTATTTCCTTGAATATAATTTAATATTCCAGCTTTAAAGTCTCCTGATTGATTTTCGAACACCCAAGAGCCATTAAACGGATTTATTTTTAAATTACCATCATTAAATATCAAAAAATCATTATTATCAAGAAAAGGAGTATTTTCAAGTTCTTCATATTGCCTATTTCTATATATTCTTTTAATTTTTCCAAAAACATTAAGAAATTTTTTTATATTATGAAATACTTTGAAATAATCCTTACATTCTAAAATAATAGAGTCTTCATAGCTATCATCAATTGTATATAAAATATCATTATCTTCTAGAATAGTTAAAATTTTATACAAACTGCTACAAGTACTTTCAGTAATTTTATATAAATGATTTTGAGAATTAAATTTTGATAAATCCATAATGAGTTTTTCTTATTTTTACTAATATTTTTTCTAGAATATCTAAATCTGGTTCTTCAGGGAGATTAGATTTCTCAAAATTCTCTTTCATAGTTTCCTCTAAGTTTTCTACATATTCCATTACTTCATTATAAGGAACTCCATGATTTTTTATTTTCAATAACCAATCTCGATCTATTCCTGTTCTGTTTAAAATCATTCCTTTTCCTTGAGCTATTTCTGTCGCCATAGTTAAAATTCTAACACAATGTTGAATATTTTTAGAATCATAATCATATCCTTTGTTAAGTTGAAATCTAGATTCGTTTCGATTCTTTACCCAATCCCAATAACGTTTATAATCAGTACAGTGTTGACTATAAGCTCCAGAGTTGAATTGAAAATAGCATAAAGGTTTTTCTCTATCATCAAATTTAATACTAGAAACTCTAAGTTGACTACTGAGAGGATCAGTTTGACTAAGAATACCTCTATAACCAATCACATCTTTTTTATCTCTAGAATAATTAGGATCAGCAGCCCAGTCATAAAATAATGCATATGATTCTACTGTTCCCGGAAGTCTAGATATACCACAATACTCTTGTTTAAGATTATTATCTCTTAAATATTTAGTTAATGTCCAAGTACCAATCCCTACTGGAACTTGACAAAAATCTAACGGTGTTTTTCTGATTTTTACTTGTTCCGGATCTATGTTTATTGCTTTTTTTAAACCTTTCGCTTTTTTTATTTGACTTATAGCATATCCAGCAAAAGGTTTAAAGCATTTTTTTGTAATTAAGGTCTCTTTGATATCCCATAACGGTTGAAGTACTGGATTGAAGTGTAGAATAAATTTTTCTGGAGTGAATAGTGAAATTAATGCTTCTGGATTTGATTCTCCAAGTTCTTGAAAATATTTTTCTAATTCATCCCAATAATCATCAGACTTATCTGACTTAATTATTCGTTGTTTTTCAATTCCAGTGCCTAAAAACCATTCAGAGGGTCCTATAAAAACTCCAAAAGTATCTATATCAGAAGTTTCTGTATTAAGTCCGTACAAATGAGATCCACGTATACTTTCAAATAATAAACTCCCTGACTCTCTAATTTCTGAGAATGTTAAATTTTTTATTTCCATTTTCGCTAATTTTTTATAACATATATAAGGAAATAAACGTTCGTTTAAGTCAGAGTAAAATAA